GGAAATCGAGCAGGAGAGAATTCTACACAGCGATTCTCTCGGCATTCGAGCAACAGTTAAAACTGTCACAGATACTACCCACATTGTCGTTAACTCGCCTTATGGAATTTCAGGCGCGGGCATTGGCAATTTGCATCTAGTAGACGGTGATACTATTGCCGTTCTAAACGGAACAACGTTTGCTCTACGCGGTAAGACTACAATTTCATCTCACACAGTTTCAGGTGACGATGCAACGCTAGTTCTAGGTACCGCCGTAGCCGCAATGGCTGCAAACGATGTCGTAGTCTCTTGCATTCCAGCAGCAGTCGATGCTAACGATACCTCATTTGGCGCTGAGCCTCACGGCTTGAAGTCAATTATGGACGTAGAGAACGCATTTGCTACGTTCGAGGGACTTAACGATCCTCGTTGGGTAGCGAACAAGATTACTTCAACAACGGTTGATGAAACAATCGTTATGAAGTTGCTTAACACTATTCGTGCCCGAGCCGGAGTCGATTGGCGTAAGTCTCCAAAGAACATGCTATTGCTTACGACAACCGGCATTTGGCAAGCCTACGGTGAATCACTACTTGGCCTACGACGCTTTAGCGCTCCGCAAATGGAGCTTAAGTGCGGATTTACTGGAGTTCAAGTAGCCAATGCTACACTTGTCGATGATCCTTGGGGTCCACGCGGTAGACTTTATGCCGTCTATGGACCTGATACAGCGTTTGTCGATTTGATGGACTTCGGGGAGATTTCATTCCAAGACGCTCCGAAGTGGCAGCGTGTATCTAACCGTGACGCATGGGAAGCAGTATTCGCCAGCTATTGGAACTATGGCGTGTTGAATAGACTCAGCCAAGGTGTCATAAGCGGAATAACGGATACTGTCAACTACTCACCTGTCTTTGCTTAAAATGACATTGCTGTGGTGGTAGTGGTAAAAATTCTACCACTACCCCCTTAGCACTAAAAGGAAACTACAACAATGACACTACGCACAGGCGCGGTTAATACTTCTACTGGTGGCGGATTAGATACTTTCCTTATGGCAACGTTAGCCACGCAGCAATCGGCTAACATTGCCGCAAACGATCACGTTAAGTTCGATACGGCCAATGTATTCCTAGGCACAGAAGTCGCATTGGATACTACTACAGCATATAGCAACGCTGCTGGAGCAGCGTCTATTGGTCGAGTTACGCTACATGGAACGCCTAATGGTGGCTTGACGTATAAGCTGCAATTCGAAGCAGGTTATGTTCTATTCTCCGGCGCAACAGGTCTGGTAGAATTCCAATTCTACGATGCGACAGCAGGAGCATTGATTCCAGGTGGTACTGCGTCAGTCTTTGCAGCAACCGATGCAGGTCACGACGGATCATGTGCAAGTATGACGACAGTATTTGAACCGCTGCAAGACACGTTGATCGAAGTAAGAATTCTAGTCGCTACGGCTCTGACGCGAATCGGTACAACCGCTTCAAGATACCCAACGCTATTCGTTCAGACGTTATAATCGTTGCGAGCGATTACTCGCAAAATTGCTTAGTGACGTTTCATGGGTGACATTCCTAGTCCATGAAAAGTGCCTAAGACAATATAGGAATTAACAGATGGCTAAGATACATTTAAGAACATTAGAGCTTAAAGTCACAACGAACAACGGTGCTCAGACCGTAGCAGTGACCGGAGTAAACTATTACCGTTCAGACGCGGAACTCGCAGCAGCAACTCCATTCGTAATTGCTGCTACAGCATCAGAAAGCGGTACGGCTCTAGGAACCGCAGTAGCTAGCCCGTATGACGTATATACTGGCGAGCTTGTTCCACCGCCAAGCCGAATTAGAATTACTGCTACAATAAACGCTTAAATGCTATACGCTCCTGACGGCTCGGTGGTGCGGGACTCCTCTCGCACCATTCGAGCCGATTTTCAGAATGAGGCAGCAGAAGAAGTCAGAGCTAAGGTCAAAGCTATTGACGATTTGCTGGATATTGTCTATGTCCAATGGGCAGGTCGATATGCGTTGATCGTTCAATGGCCTCAGACTGATAAGCGTTGGGAATTATATCAGTCTGGAGAGATTAGCGAACCATTCGACATGCTCGGCTGGTTCTGCGAAGACGTTCACGACGCTGGTTCACTTCCAGTCAGCGTAGATTCGATTGAAAATAAGATTATAGAGTTAATTGCGAAGTGCGACAATACTTTATATCCTTGGCGAGATCGAATGAAGCAGATTATCGAGAAAAATGCTAAAGTTCGCAAAGCGGCTCAGCAAGAAGTCATTGACCGAGCCCAAGATATTGCCGAAACTCTGTGGCATGCTGTCGGACGGCATGATGCACATAAAGTAGAACAGATAATGAAAGAAATTGAGGATAAAGAATAATGCTTGAGACGACACTGATTCAATTGCCAAATGGGGATTTGCATAGGGGAATTCATCCAGAACTGGCTAGTGCTGATCCAAACGTTGAAATTCTGCCGCAAGAATTCGCTCATCCGCTAAATAAAGCGGTATCGTCAATCTTGCTTGCGGCAAAGGGCAGCAAAGTTCTAACGTGTCTTTGGTGTGGTTTGCAATTCGATTCACAGTTTGCTGAGAAAGACGTTCGAGAGCACTTAAAAGACCAGCATAAAAATGTTGTCGAACCTAGTGCTGACGCAGCGGTCTTGATGGCAAATTTGGCCGAAGCTCAGAGAAAGTTAGCCGAAGCAAATGGATGAAGAACGACAAAATGGATTTAGACTAAATGGGAAATTGCTTAGTTGGCTCGTTCCCCTTTTAGCCGCACTCTATTTTATCGGCTCGCTTCTATATAACCTCGGCCAAGAAGTAAAAGGAAACAACGATTATCTTCAGCGCCTTAATCAGCGTTTATGCACTATAGAGCATATATTACAACCGCACGCTATCGTGATAGACGTAGAATGTAAATAATGTCATTGACAAAGTTACAATACCGAACACTAGCTCGTCAATACTTAGACGATCCAAACTCTAAGCGTTGGACAGATGCAAACTTCGACCTATTGACGCAATTAGTCTATGATGGGCTATATGGAGATATTCTAGACGTTGCCCCGTATTGGAATTCAAAGTATCAGCAAATTCCACTACCATTACATACACCAGGGTATATTGATCTAAAAACAACAACCGCTAGCGGCGATTTGACTGGAAGATTCTACAGATTACAGCAACTTATTGCAGACGGTAGACATTATTTTGCTAAAGACCCTAGAGATTTTCTTATGACCGCTAGATCGAATACTGGAGATGTCACTACTATCGAAGCTAGCGTTGGAGTCGAGCAAAGATTTTCATACCAATTTCTTGGCGATCAACTTTGGCTACACCCTCTAGGTCAAGTTACGACATTTGTCGAAATGCGGTATAACTTTAGACCAACGCTATATACTTCGCTATCTGACACTGACTCAGTAGACTTTCCAGAAGGCGCAGAGCATGCAGTGATCTTGCTTACTGCCGCTCATGCAATGGCAAAAGGCGCTGCTGAAGATTCTAGTCAGCTATTGGCTCTTGGCGAAGGTGCCCGTCAGCGTCTACTTGATACAGTCCGTCGTCGCTCTCACGGTCCAACGCAGCCGTTCGCGTCAGAAATGCCGTGGGCAATTGGTGGAACATAATGAAACCAGTCGTGACAGAAGCAAGATTCGATTTTCGCGGTGGCAGAAATACCGCGATCTCGCCGGATTTGCTTAATCAGAATGAACTTGTCGATGCGACAAATGTCAGACTATCGGCGGTATATGGCGGATTTACGAAGCGTAATGGCTCGCAGCGTATTACGGCAAATCCTGCTGTATTTTCTGCTGGTCCGATTCAAGGCTTGACGCAGTGGGACGCTCCAAGCGGGAAGCAGACGGTGGCAATTTGTGACGGTTATTTGTGCTATAAGCCAAATGATCTAACGACGGAGTTTACACAAGTACCTGGATTCCCGAATCCAACGATATTTCCAGTCGGATTTCCAGCGTTCTTCGTCCCGTTTCGTGGAACCGCTAGTGGTGCTCCATTACTGCTATTTATTGCCTGTGGTGGCAAAGTCGGTAAATGGGACGGGACAGCTTTAACCGATATTACTGGTACAAATAACGTTCCTGCTGGTGATAGACTAATTGCGTATCATACGAGAGTATTTGCTAGAGATAAGAACCTTGTCAAGCATTTATTTTGGAGTAAAGTCGGTGACGCGACAGTATTTACGACGCTCAGCAAGACCGATGGTGGTAGTGCATTAGTTGACTTTCTATCTGGCGAACAATTAATTGCACTCGAAGTCATAGGCTCGTCACTGCTATTAGCTACTCCTGATTGCATAATGCGCTTTTCAGGCCACGCATCAGATGATATTGTCATTGCTCAAGACACTGAAGGCGTTTCATCAGAAATTGGCGTCGTTAGTCCGTTTGCTCTAAAGAGATTTGAGAATGTTGCAGCGGCCTATTCAGAGCGTGGACCATATGCGGTAACAGAAACTTACGCAGAGCCAATCGGAGAGCAGTTAAACCCTGATTGGATTGCACTAGACGCATTGAATTTGTCTAAGGTAAGCATAGAATATAACCGAGGGCATAAAGAGGTATTGTTTGCGGTACCCCGCGCTGGAGATTCAGGAACTCCAAAGACTATCTTCGCTCATGCCGTTCGACTTCAAGCTTGGCAAGGCCCGTGGACGTATCCGTTTGGCATTACGGCAATGTCAAAGTATTTCGATACGAACAATGTTCCAAGTATACTCTCTGGCGGTTCAGACGGCTTTGTTCGCCTAATGGACGTTGGCTCGAAAGACGATGTATTGTCGAATGGAACTGGTGGATCGAATATTTCAATGAGCGCAGAGATTCCGACTTTACACTTTGGCGCTCCAGGTACGAAGAAATCTTTAAAGTGGTTATTGTTACAAGCAGATTTGCCGACCGGCTCAGCGTTGAACGTTCAAACATCCTTTGACGATGGATCGTTTACGGCTGTTCCGGTTACCGCGAATCCAAATGGCGAACAGAATTATCGAGTAGACTTAAATGGTGATGGGTTTAGATGTCATTTAAAATTTACTGATGCGAGTGATAAACAGCCGACAATATTTGGATTCGTATTAGTCGGCTGGGATTATGGTAGAACGACATGACTAATAAGTTTCGAGGCCCTGATCCAAAGCCTGATCCGCATATCGCTAGAACTGTACCGTCAATTATTGACGAAGAACATTTTGGCACTAGGCATCCGACAAGATTTGAAGCAAAACAGGCTACTATTGGATCAACACAAACGCAACAGAGAGCTAGAGCGCATGTTCACAACAGTAACGCATTTATAGTTATTGCTAATAATACAAATACTGCTCTTGCGTTTGATGTTGAAGATTTTGACAATGTAGGATTGCACGATAATGTTACATTTAACTCTCGACTTACAGTCCCATCAACTGGCAAAATAACTGGTCTGTGGCTAGTTCATGGACATATCATTTGGGCCGGAGCAGCAGGTGGCACAAGAGAGTTAGACTTAAAGAAAAATGGTAGTGCAACAGTTGCCAGTGCGATTACACCGTCACTTGGAGCCGGTGCAGGTGAATCAATGGACGTTTGGCTTTACTTTAATGATCCAACTGCTGGAGATTATTATGAAATGTTTGTATTTCAGGACAGTGGCGGCAACTTGAATCTATTAGCTTCGCCAGAAAAGACATACTTTGAGATCATTCAATTGTGGTAAAAATTTACTTTGAATATTGTGACGGCGAGCGATTCGCGCATATTGAATCAACGAGTGGCGTTTTAGGCCATGCAAAAGAAGTTAAGAGTAGAATTCCAAGCGGAACATGGCTAACGCTTCCGCCAAAGCTGCATAGATTAACGCCGTGGTTAGTTAAAAAGTGTGGATTTATATTTGTCGCTAGAATTCTATACGAACACGAAGTTTTGGATATTTTAGTCAAGAAGGAATAAACAATGGGCAAGGTCGTCAAAGCAATCGGCAAAGTCGTCTCCGCTCCAGTTCGAGGTGTTGGGCATGCACTTAGAACGAGTGGAATTCCGCTTGTATCAAATCTAGGCGGAGCAGCAGAAAATGTCGGTAATGCATTCGCAGGCAAAGGCGCGTTTTTGCGAGACATCGGCAAAGCCGGAGAATCAGCAGCGCCTATTGCGGGACTAATACCCGGCGTCGGTCCATTACTCGGCGGGGCTATAGGCGCTGGTGGTGCTTTGCTCAATCGTGGGTTCACGAAAGGGGCTATAGGTGAAGGTCTAAAATACGGCGGTGAAGGCGCGTTGAGTGGAGCTTTGACCGGAGGTAAAGGATTTCACGGTCTAGGCGACATTCCGTCTAACGCTCTAAAGCTTGGCAAAGGATTAAAGGGAGTTGCTGGTAAAATTGGCAAAGCGGTTTCTGCTCCAAATATGCTTGGCAATGCCGCTGGAAAGCTTGATCTAGGAAAAGTTATCGGTTTAGGCACAGGAGCGGCTAATGTGATCGGAGCCAACAAGCAACGACAGCAAGCTCAACGGTATACGAATGCTAATATTGACCAAAGAAATCAATTAATGTCTAGAATTTTAGCTTCACCAAATTACAACTTTAGTCCAGAGCCTATGAATACTGGAACTGGAGCTAGTTAAATGGTTCTAATACCCCAAGGTGGTGGTCAAGCGTTGCCGCCATATTTGCAAGCTAGAACGCCTAGTCCTGCTGGTCCGTATCAAACAGCGCCAGCAATTCAACCGAAGTCTACGGCGGTACCGGGTGAGGTTAAATCTCCGCTCGGCGGCCTTTTGAGTAGAATGAAGGGTGGACTAAAACCAAAAGGATTTTTGAGCGGGGCAATTCAGCCAAAAGTTCCTGGGATAAATCCTACAGGTACAAGTCCTACTACAGGAGCCCAACCAATGTCTGGTGGTATTGTAACCGAAAATGCCCCAGCTCCACCTGCAACAAATCCGGCAAAACCTACAGATCAGACTGGAGGATTGCAAAGTGTTTATGACTTCTTCAAAAAGGATTTAGAGAATAATCGTAATCAAGAGTTGTCTTCCGCAAAGTCTGATGCAGAAGCCAGAGGTGTATATTACGGTACACCACTGACTACTTCTGAAGGTGACATTAACACTTCATACCTTCGGGGACTTGGACAATTACAGGCCGGAATGTACGGCAATGAGCAACAGTCTCAGCTTGAGCGTTTGCGAATGGCAACACAGTTAATGGGGTCTAATCCCCAAGCTGGAGCGGGTGGTATTGACCCAAGCGTATATCAAATGCTTGGACAAATATTCGGCGGAGGTGGAGCAACTCCTCCTTCAGCAATTGCCGCTCCGCGTCCAGGTCCAGCGAGTGGGTTGAATTTAGGTCCAATGGGTAAATTGCTTAAGCCACAGCCACAATAAATGACTACACCGCTTTCGCCTCTGCCTCATATTCAACTTGGCAATGTCGCTAGTGACATATCTAGTGGCGTTGCGAATTTTGCCACAGGCTTGTCTAATGAGCGTAGACGTAAGACTCAAGAAGCTTTAGCAAATGCGTTGGCTAATTTACAAATTTCCGGCGCTCAGCAGAGTCAATCGACAATTAGTCGTGGTCAAGCTAGATATGATACTTTGCGAGAGCATCTAAGACAGTCTGATGATCCAAACGATTTAGCTCTAGCCGAATACCCTGACGACATGCTGGCTAAAGTTGTCGAGAATCGAGCAATGGCTCAGACTCAAGCTGGAAATCGAGTTCTACCGATGACTACTGCTGAAGGCGATCAGTTGCTCGTACAGTGGTTTGGAAATCAGTCAGCTAGACTACCTGGTGCTCCAACTAGATTACCTGGGGCTCCGCAGACTCATACTCCGACGCGAACAGGATCACCTGGAACTCGTAGGCCGACTCATAGCTTACACCCCAGTGTCACAGCAGTTCCAGGTGCCGCTAGACAGACGACGTTGCCTGAGCGTAAAGCAGCAGGTGAAGGATTAAACGCTTCTGTGTCAAATGATATATTGACACAGATTGAAAAGTCACCGGATCGTGGCCGTGTAGCCCAAAACATTGCTAGAGCGCTACAAGGCCCAACTCTTGCTCGTCTAGCTCCATTTGTCGGTCAAGATGTCGAGACCGCACTTTCGCAGTTGCGTATGCTTGGATTGTCTAATGACGAACAGGCGTATTTGAAGAATCTTTATGACTTTGCTTCTCTAATCGCTCCTGAACGTTATGGCCGACAATTTCGCAATATATCAATTCTACAGCAAGCTTGGACAGACTTCGGTATGGGACAATTCGGAATTGACGACGCAGGAATTGCAAGCACACAGGCAAATAGAAACCGAGCCGTGTCAGATATGCAGACGCGAGCAGGCCCCCACGCTTGGGGACAGGGCAAGCAAGTCTTCGATAGACCAGCTGGCAAATTTCACAAGTATGATACACAATGACAAATCCACCAATTAGACATGCTGAAGCAGGTGACAGCATTCTAGATTTCATCACTGAAGGCTATGACTCGTCAGACCCATTGACATGGGTTAAGCGTATTCGACAAGCTATGCACATGGCGTCTCAAACTCTGCCCGGCAGTCCGGCGCACGAAGAAATCCAACGAGATATTTTGCACATGCGGGAGTTTTTATATCATGCAGCAAAGTCTCAGGAATTGGCAAATCGTGTAACGTCCGAGCAGGAACAGGGAGATGTACAGAATATTGGAACAGTTGGCACAGCGGCTCAATCGGCTATTGACTATGGCCCTGCTGGAGCGGCTTCTGGACTCATTGACGTTGGATCACAGATTGGCGCAGGAGCAACAGCACCAATTAGACGCCTATTCGGTGACACTTCGACTCCACAGCCACCAAACTTATTGCATCGTGGTGAAGCAGCGTTAGCTGGCATGCCAGTCAGCGAATTCGAGCAAACCCTAGAGGCAAGCAATGAGGCAAACCCTCTTGCTAGCACAGTCGGCATTGGTTCTGGATTTTTGCTTCCTGTTGGTGGTGCTATGATTGGCGGCAAAATCGAGCGTGGTAGAGAAATGGCTGGCCTTGCTACGAGACAAGCTGGTGAAGATTTAACCAGCGCTCAATTGCGTAACAGATTAATGAGAATTCGAGCAGAGCAAATGGAAGCTGCGCCACAGCGGGCTCCAGGTATGGCCGAAGAACAGATGAGATTAACCAGGGCTAGAGCAGGACAGTTAGAGACTGCACCTCCAAGAGCACCGGGAATGGCGGAAGAACAGTTAACGACCCAACAATTGCGTAATGAACTATTACGTCGTATGCTAGCTGGTGAAGAAGAAGAAGGTTTAGCAGAAGGTCGAGCCCCACTACCTCCTAGACAACCAACCGGAATGTCTCAGACGCCAAGAGTCAACAAGTCTCCAGTCGCCGGAACGAACGCTGGTGCGGCAAAAGAGGCTGCGGCTTTGCCAGACGAAGCTCTGGGTCAGACGCCACCGCTAGATCAATCAGCAGCGGGGCCTCGAGTCCAAGAGGCACAGATCGCAAGATTGAGCGGTCGAGCGCCGACTTCGCAATTCGAGACTGATCTTGGCGAGGGTAGACCTTTGCCACCCGTGTCTCCGAGTCGGTTCATAGGATCGCAAGAACCACCTGCCGGAATCGCGGATTACTTGCAAGGCATTACAGGTCAGGCTGGCGGTGCAGGCTCAGACGTTTTAGCCGCAATCGAAGAAGCTATGCAAAAATTAGGCGTTAATCTAGCTCGACGAGGACCTAAATAATGCCATTTGGATTTCAAACTACGCCAAATCCCGGCATAGGATTATCGCAAGATTCTACGAATAGGTCTCAAAGATCAAGTCTACAAGATGCGTTACATAAGCTCGCAAGACGCAGACTTGCAGACCAATCTTCAACGAGTGATGTTCATGCAGCATTTCGAGAAGGTGAAA